ACCGAAAACTGTGTACGTAGTGGGGTTGACGCATCTGCCGCCGTTAAAACTTCAGTTACTGCTGAAACAAATGCCGTTACTACAGTTTGTGTATTGTTTACGGTTAAAGCTTCGGTTATTAAAGATGCAAACGCCGCCGTTAAAGCTTGTGAATCCCCTGAAGTAAAAGCTTCAGTAAGTGCTACATCAAATCTAGTTGAGCCTAGAGATGCGTAGGGGGATTGAGAGTAGGCAGCGTAACCGAACATTACTTAGCCTCTAATGCCGTTAATCGTTCTTCTAATGATTCAATGCGAATTAATGCTTCTCCCAATGCTTTAACTGCTTTCATATACGCTATTGAATATGCAATACCTAAAGTTGTTTCACCTGTTGGTTTACCGTCACTATCTAAGTCATGGTTTTCAACAACTAAACCCGGTGAAATTTGTTGTACATCTTGAGCAACCCAACCTATTTGTTGTTTCTTTTCAGCATCATTTTTAAAGTTGTACTTTTTAACAAGCTTACCTAATGCTTTAATATCTTCCCATTGTGAACCCGCTAAAACAATATTTTCTTTAAGCTTAATATCAGATATACCACCGTAACTATTAGGTGCGTTTTGAGTAACACCGTTGCCGTAAACTAAAAATTGCACAACAGAATTTGAATAACAAAGATGATGAAAAAAGTTTGTACTTGCCGCAGTTGATGAGTTTGCATAATAACTAGAAGCTGTAAAACTAGCGGGGCTTATTGATGCATAACCTTGTTGAGCCGCTGTTGGTGTACTAGTAATTTTTCCAGCTGTAGTTGTAGTACCAACCATAAAATTACCACTTGTATCTAATTGAGCAACAGTTGTATTATTTGTTCCAAAATATAAAGGATGGTTAGATGTAGAAAATAACGCTGAACCACCCAAACCTGAAGCATATAAAACACCTGTCCGTGTTCCATCAGACCATGCGTATCCTGAGTTTGTTGCGCCACCTGTGACAGAAATTGTTGTTGCAGATGCAGAAGTTACGCTTATATTGCCTGTTACTGTCCCGCCTGTTAGGGGTAGTGCCGCAGTAGTCTGTGTCGTGCTATCACTAAACGTAATTGATGGGCTTGAACCGTTGATAACTGTAGTCATGTTAGAAAGCTCCCAAATAGGTTATTTGACACGCCCATGTATATCCTGTAACGGTAGGATTACCACCATCATATTTAGCACCATAAAGCGTTGTTGTATTTACTGGAACTAAACCACCGTTAATTCCAGTCAATGCATTTTCACGCATAACACCAGCACTACTGTTATTTCCACCTGTAGTAAAAGGCAGATTAGTTATTATCATTACACCGCCAGCAGTTCCAGCATTAGTGATACTTACGTTAAACATAAGAGAAACTAACTTACCAACCTTTACATATGAGCCACTAGATGTATACGATGTAATTGAACCTGTAAGAGAGGTAATAGTTGGTGTCCAAGACCCAGTTTCGTAATCGTTTAAGTTAGAATTTACTAGCGCAGATGAATTGGTAAATGTAACACCTGCATTAGATGTATTTAAAGTTGCGTTACCGCTTGAAAGAGTAAGAGCATTTGTTCCGTTGTTTTGTAAAACAAGGTTTCCTGACAAGTCAGCCGTTTGGACTAAACCTGCTGAAGTTGAAGCATTTATTGTGACAGCCATTATGCTACTCCTTCATCTGCTGGAAGTGGTGTATTGCCTTCTGCAAGCCACGTTAGGTATGCTTGGTAGTCTGTGTTATCAGGGTCTAATGGAATAAATAAATTTAAATTATCGATTGTTTTTTTAATACAACTTAATTTATTGTTAATATTTATTAATTGGTACATTTTATAACTCCGCATTGTATGCTATATAAGCAGTTGTTGAGCCTGATACGATAACAATTCTATAATACGCATTTGCTGTTACTGTTACTCCAGATACATAAAGTAACGCTTGATTTTGTGTTGCCCCATAAGCAGCTGAAAATGAATTAAAAGTTGCTGGCAATGAACCCCCTGTAGCCTGATAAGCACTAGTAACAGTAGGAGAAACTAAAGATGGTGACGTTCTCATGGGCACAGCAAAATTAACAACACCTTCTACTTGGGTAGCACTAAAAGCACCACCCCCAACAATAACTTGGTCTGCTGAAGCATTTCCTTGCGCTTTTAAAAAATAATACCTCTGACACAAAGCCAACTCAGTACCATACGGTCTATAGTCAAAGTTAGTAGTGTTTGTTCCTACTTCTAGTTGGATTCCTGTGGCATACCACGTTGCACCGCTTGTGCCTACTACTGATGTTGCTCCTGTTACAGAACGATATAGAGTTGCACCCCAAGAACCAGCAGTTCCACTTACAGATGAGCCAGCACCTAAACTAAAAAATACATAAGCACCAACACCATTAGTAGCACCAACCCATGTTCCACTTGTATCACCTGCAACGGTTACACTAATTGTTGTCCAAGTATTAGCAGTTGGAATTGAGTATGAAAATACATAACATCTATCGCCAGCACTATTTAATAAAGTACCACCAAAAGTTCCTGTTAGACTTGAATAAACTTGAAAACTAATTGTAATAGTTTTAGCGTTGGCTGTTCCCCATCCTAAATCGGAAAAGTTAAAACCTTCAATTGGTTGGTACTGAGTAAAATAATCTGTTGAAGTAACTGCATACGCTGAAGATGATGTAACACCTAAATATTTTGAAAACCCAACAGGAGGAGTTACAGAACCAGCATTTTGTTGAACTGAATATTTAGATGCTTGACTATTACCTGTTTTCCATCTATCTAAAGTGTAATCTCCATTTGCAGGAGTAACACTAGCACCAGCATTTCTTTGGTCTATAACCATCGCACCATTAATAATACGATTCCTAAACACCGAACTTGCAGGTGCTAAGACGTTATTTAAACTGTCTTTTACTGTATCGACTAATACCTGACCGTATGGCATCTTTTATCCTTTATAAAACTACCCAGCGTTGACCGCTGGATACAGTAACAACTACTCCACTATTTAAACTTATTGGACCCACGCTGACGGCATTTGAACCTGTAGGTACTGTAAAAGATGTAGCTACTGTGGCGTTGTTTAATAAAAGACCATTACTTGCGTTAAAAGCTGGCGCAAATGCCGTTCCTGTTGTAGCGTCTTGGTTTACACTGCGGCTTGATGGATACGTAACAAATACGTTTACTGTTCCCGAAAATGTAACTGCACTTCCAGAGTTAGATGAAGAATAAATTGTGGTTCTTGTTAACGTAGGTCCAGTTGTTGAATAAGTACCTAGCCCTGCTTCCCAATTGCCGGAAACATCAAACGCACTATAGTACGTTGTATTAGTATTGCCAACCACGGCAAAAGACTGAAAACCAGTCACAGAACCGCTTAGGGTAAAGCTAACAGTAGTATTAGCCGTACCCGTTTGTTGGACTCTATCCGCTAAGACAAGAGCCATCTAAAGCTCCTTATGAAGTTGCAGTGGTAGTGTAGGTCACAGCAAGCGAATCACCGTTTGCAACAGTTTTAGACCCACCAGTAAAGTTACCAGCAGAATATAAAATACCTGTAGTTGTATCTTTAGTAGCGGAAGCAGAAGCACCTGAGTTAATAAAACATCCATTAACCGTACCTGAAGAAGTCATTGCAAACGTCAAGGCTGGAGCAGTTTTAGATGTTACGTTAGACGGTGTAGTACCTGTGCTAGTAGCTGCTGTCCATACTGGAGCCTGTCTGTTACCTGTATAAGTTGGAGCGTTAGCTAAACCTACTTCTGTCCATGTATGTGAAGCCATTGTATCTGCGGCGGCGTAAGTAGCTGTACCACCACAAAGACCTAAATAGTTAGCGCCTGAAGCTGTTCCGCTGTTTGATGTAGCACCGAAGTAATAGTCAAATAACGCTTGTTTTCCAACAGCAGTTACGAGGTTAGGGGCATCATCTTCCCATTTAATATTACCTTCAGAGTCACGGCAAACAACGTGGTATACACCTTGAATACCTACAGTCTCGTCTGAACCAGCGCCACGAGTTACGGAGGCAACCGAAGTGTCTCCAAAATTTGATTTTTCAATGCTCATAATTGCTCCTAAGAAATTGTTAAAACTGCGGTTGTTGACCCCGATGTTGGGAAAGTAAGCGTGAACGTATTTGTTGTTGTCTTATCTGACCCAAAATTTAAAACGGCTACTGTTGCATTCGTTGTACTATTATAGATTAAAGCGCCTCTACAAGTAAAGGATGCTCCTGTCCAAACCACAGGGTCAAACGAAACATAAGCTACATTGTTTTGCGTATCTCCGGTAGGTACTGTTGATACCGTTAAAGTTCTACCACCGGCTGTGTATCCTGTTCCTGTAACTTCGTTTGTAGTTGTGTAAACAGACGTTGAGTTATTCAAATCAGCGTTAGCAGTATATAAAGCTATTTTATACACATATGAAGTTCCAGCGGCAAAGTTAACTAACCCGCTAAGGCAGTCGGTCTTAAACCTAGTTGTCTGCCCTTGGACTATGCTCATGCGTTACCCTTAATATTTGCATTCAATTTAGTCATTCCATCTCTGTAACTATCACCCCGTTCAAGAGCGTCACACATTCTGCGTAGTTCTCCTAACGCTTCTTGGTATTTACCCGCATACAACGTAATAATATCGGCTTCTGCTTTCATATAAACCGCAGCTTCCATCAACGCCCCATAAAGTAAAATAGGGTCATAATTATTACCAAGCCAAGACTCTCCAGCTGTAGTAATAGATGGGGGGTAGTAAAAATAATGCATTTCAACTTGGTAATTAGCATCGGGTGTAGGTCCTAATAAACATGACAAAGCGTTGACGTTAGTGTACTGCGTACCAAATAACGAATAATATTTAGGTGTTCCAGTCACTGTCGGTGTTGGATATGCTTCACGAATAAAGTTAACGTCTTTGTTAAGTAGATACGTAAACGGTGTTGCGTAATCAGTAGTATAAACAGCCACAGAATAAGCAGATAACCAATCAGAAGGTAGTGATAAATACTGATTCCCTGCCGTTAAAGTACCTGTTACGTTTCTTCTCAGTGTTGGGATATTAATTGCATTGTATATCCGTGTTTCAGCTTCAGTAATAAAGGTATTAACCTGTGTATCGCTTGCAGTTATTACAGTCGTAGTTCCATCAGTCCCAGTAAATGTAGTACTTGGGAACTCATTTTCACAATAGTTTTTTATTGTTTGGAATAACGTCGTGTAGTCCATTACGCCATCGGTCCTCTACTCATAACACCTTTAGTTGCAGCTCCAGTACCACGCATTTTTATGCCTGAAGTTTTAACTTCTTTATTAGAACCCATACTTACTTTAGGAGCGAGCGTAGATGCGTTCATTTCTGATGCGGACAACTCATTTCCCGGACGCTGTGCTTTATTAATGTCCTTCATAGTAAGTTTTTTACCGGACATCGTATGTGGTTCTGCGTAAACAGATGCAGGTCCCACTTCTTTACCACCCTGTTTCATACTGTACTTAGCCATTATTTTCCCCTTTGGGCTGCCACTTTAGCCATATTACGCCCCATAGACTTCATAGCGTCGTTTGTTTTGCCACCCTTGAGTGACCCCTTACCACCCTTAGCACCGGTCATTAAACCAACGCTAGGACCTGAATCACCAAGATTTTTACCCTTAGTTTTTCCCTTTTTTGTTACGCCATCAGCGGCTGACCTGAATCCCATTTTAAACTCCTAAGTTGTTGTGATTGTTACACTGTTTACTGTTCCCGTTGCAACTAACGCATTGGGGGTTAAACTTCTATCGAACCCGCTAGACCCACCTAGTGGTGCCCAGCCCCATTCTATGATTCTACTACCAACTGATGGGTCACCAACACCTGCTGTTGTTTCGCCGCCATTTATTTCTGTTTGCAACCCATTACGTCCTGCTTGGTAATACGTGTTATCCGGTCTTGGTTCCCTTACCGCTTGTGGGTCATCCACTGGATACATACCTAATTGTAACTGAGGTTGATCAGGATCCCAACAAGCTGGACAAACTTTTAAATCATACGTCTTAGTCTTAATTATCTCTTTTTTTAATTCACTTAGCTTAAACCTAAACCCGCATCTATCGCACTGCGCAATTGAATTTTTACCCGATGCGAATCTATTAGGCACAAAGCACGTCCTTAATAAATGTAAGTCTGTCTAGGAACAAAACGAATCGGCGCTTTCTCTCTGTCTTCAGTAGATGCAAACTCCCACGCTTCATCGTATTGCGCTTTTAACATCTGAAGCCTGTCAGCCGCACCCTCAATTTTTAAAGCCAAATAATACGAAAGCCCTGCTACCAAGCAAGGTAAAAATCTAAACGGTATATCCATTGTATTAACACCGTTACCAGCGTCGTGTATCCTACGCAACCGCCAATACACAAATGTGTAGTACGGAGATTCCTCAGTGCCTTGGTCTGGTGTGGGCCAGACAACTATTTTTGGATAGTCAGTACCAAGAGGTGGTGAAGAAGTTGCTGTGCCGTCATACGTTGCGCCAGACTGGCGATTAAACCAAACTTGAATAGGTCTAGCTTGTGTTAATTTATTAGGTATTGTTGCGTAAGTAGATACAGAAATAGGCGTAATAGTTAAATCAGATTGGTTAGCCGCACTACCCGCATTAGTACGAATGACGTGTTCCATTAAATCCACTGTATCAACAGGTAAGTCGTACGTGTTAACGCCTTGAATTAAGTTAATCTGCCCTTGCTCAATCGTCCACATGTTAATACCACGGTTAGCCCAATCAGCAAACAGAAGATTAAGACTGCGTCTTGCAGTTCTTAAATCATAACCCGAGCGTAACTGTGAACCACAGCGCTCAAAGGCTTCCTCAACAATTTCTGTTAAGTCTAGATTAAACGAATCGGTAGCGACTACAGTCATATTAAACTATTACCATTATGCGTAAAATAAACAAATCCAGAACAAAGTAATCTCTGTCGTCTTCTGAATCTTCTTTTGTAACTATCTCAAAACCAAACATGACACCTTTAATAAAATTAAAGCTTAATTCAAAAACTGGATCAAGATCGTTCATGCTGTTTACCTTTTTTTAGCCGTTTTTGCTGAATTAATGAAATCTTGAAAGGAGGGGGCACCTTTGGCTCCAGCCTTTCGCATTTTTTCACCAGACCCAGCAGCAATTCTTTTACGCTTCTCATTAATGTTCTCATACAGCCCACCCTTTGCGTACATGTCAGATGCCTTTAAAGACCCCGGTTTATCCAGAAGCTTCTTAGCCATAGCCGATGCAGTGCCGCCTTTAGTGGTTGTAACCGAACCACCTTTTTTAAACTCAGTAAAGTCCGTATCATCCCTACGGGCTTTCTTTTTACCACTCGGCATTTTGGATGGGTTAATATCCCCCATACCACGAGAGGCTCTCATTTAATCATTCCCTTAGTTCTACCACGAACAGCGCAACCGTCGGCACGAGAAGAAGCCGAAGATACTTTACCGCCTTTTCTGTATGTCATGTCGGACACATTAGTGTTTTCTTCGTATCCGGTACCGTGCGAATGCTTTGTTTGTATTTTTCTTAAAGAATCCATAGCTTCTTTTGATTCTTTTTTACTCATATCTTGCCCTAAACTTGCATCTTTTGGACCGCTTGGAGCTTCGCCTTTTCTAGTAAGCCCCTTATCCATGTTTAACAAGTCCCGTAGCGTCTTGTCTTCTCCGTAAGTACTTCTAAATGATTTTAATTCGTCGGCGGAAACCGTGGCTTTACCGCCTTTGGTTTGCCTGTTTGCATTTGGTTTATACTCAGCCATTAGTTTCTCCTTAAAAATTAAACCTTACCGCCGCCACACATAATCATTGTGCCTTTGGTCTTGCCGCGCTGTGCACAGCCATCTGCTCTAGAAGAAGCACTACCGCCTTTAGATAGTTTAAGCATTGTGCCCTTACCACCTTTGTGTTCTTGTGCATCGTGTTGGCGCATTGCGCTCTTAATCATGGCAACGTCTTGCTTCTTATCCATTGACATGTCTTCTTTCATATCGCTCTTAGCCATACCACCCCCTTTAAATGTTTTGCCTTTATCGGCAGTGTTAAAATCTTTACCCACGGACTGTGGTATACCTACCTTCTTAGCAAAACCCGGATTGTGGGCTATTGCCGCCATAAAATTATGTTGTTTTTTACTTGTGCTCGGCATCTTTTTTACCTATCCATTTTTGAATGGTGCGGGTTTCATATATGCGAATACCTGTCCATATAATAGTAAATAAAGCAGCTAAAGACGGTAGCATGTTAGCTAGAGTTCCTAAAACTGTTGCAAAAGAAAGAACATCTAGTATATATTTAGACGCATCATCCATGCTATTAAAAAAGTCATTCATCAACATTTCCACCTTGCTAAACTAGCTGCCTTGCGTGTTGGTTTGCCCTTTTCATCTTTCATGGGTCCGGGCATTCCGCTCATTCTGGCGCAGAAACTTTTTTTTCTTGCTCCACCTTCTGGCTGCGGGGCTTTAAGATTTGAACCAGTCGCTGCATTATACTTTGCCCGACCTTTAGCAGTAAGTCCAGCCCCTTTAGAAACCGGGAGTTTTTCGCCTCTTCCAATTGCAAGGCTGGGGGTTTTCTTCTTAGTAGCCACATTAATTATCCATAAAAAGCAGTAACACCGGTTACGTTTCCAACGCTTAAAGTTAAATAAATTCCCACGGTAAATAAAATGCCTTCACCGGGAACATCTATAGAATAAGAGTTGGGGTTTGAATTAGACGGAATATCCATTTGAAAAAGAATAGGCGCTGTAGCACTACCATTACGAAACTCAAAAGTTGTAAGTGTGCTTATAGCTGGGGCTATTACAATACCTTTTAAACGGTTTCTTCCATTAACAACAACTCCAGCCGCACTTAAATGCGTTGATAAAACGTCTGTTTGCATCATAATTAATCTCCTAAAGTTAAAGGGGGCGAACCCCCAGATTAATTAGACTTGGCTTGGATTAGCAGAGCCATCAGACTGACGAACTACATAAGTCATGGTCAATACGCCGGCACCAGAAGTAGCTGTTACGTTAGCTTGAGTAAAGGTTACAATCGCATCGCCTGTACCTACGTTAGAGCATAATACTGCACCAGCTGCGTTGTTATTACCAAGTAACAAGTTAACAATACCTGTGTTAGCATACACGCTACCGTTAGCTGCGGTGTTAATAGCTGTGCCGTTTACAAGTAAAGCGTATGTAGGGGTAGTTGTTGCGTAAGCTACTGTTGTATTAAACGAAGCAGTTAGAATTTGTGCGCCAGCAGGTAAAGTAAATGCGTATGTACCGGCAGTAATGTCTGTATAAAGAACAGAAACAGATTGAGATACAATAGTCGCGCCCATATTACGGAGGGTTCCAGCTGTTGTACCGGTAGTGTTTTTAACGGTTCCGAGTAACCAAGGACCTAAATGTGAAGCAATACCCATAATAATACTCCTATATACAAGTTAAGCCTATTAATCGGTATATCGTCTGCTGGGGCAGTTTAATAAGCTGTATTTACCCAGATAACTAATGATACTATATTTTTAGTTAAGTGTAATGTGTTTTTGTGTAAAATTACTTAAATGGGCGACTAATTTTATAGGGGTCGGTATGTCAATAAAAGTTAAAAAAGTAGATGTGCGAGATGCTGATGCCGCTAAAACTATTTTGTACTTGCAAAAAAAGTGCCTACCCGGTGACGACCCATACGATATAAAAAAAGGACATTGGTGGATTGCATATGACGAACAGTTGCTTCCTGTGGGTTTTGCTGGCTTGGTGCGTAGTTATAGTTTTTCTGATTGTGGTTACTTATGTCGCGCTGGCGTATTAAAAGAACACAGGGGCAAGGGCATTCAAAAAAAATTAATACGTGTTAGAGAAACGCAGGCTAAAAAACTTGGTTGGAACTGGCTAATATCAGACACAACAGACAACCACCCATCTTCAAATAGCCTTATAAGTTGCGGTTTTAAACTGTATGACCCTAGCGTTCCTTGGGGGTTTAAGCATACTCTTTACTGGAGAAAACGACTCGATGCCTTACAAAGACCCGGAAACAAGAAAAAGAAAGCATGCGGAGTACTCGAAGAAATACTACGCTGCAAATAAAGAAAACATAATTAAAAGAGGTTCAGCAAGAAAAAAAGTAAGAAAAAACGATTGGCGGTTATTTAAAGCCACTTTAAGCTGTGTAAATTGTGGGGAGAACCACCCAGCTACTTTTGATTTTCATCATGTTGAACGCCATCCAGATAACCGTAAAGTCTATAAGTTACTACAAAGTAATAACATAGGCGGTGCTATAGAAGAAATAAAAAAATGTATTGTGTTATGTGCTAACTGCCACAGAAAACATCACTACGAAGAAGACCAACAAAAGAAAAAAGTAAAGAAAAAACCCGCCTTGTGAGCGGGTTTTTGTAGATGCTTAATAGATAATTAAGCGCCGGGTGAACCAAACATACCTAGTGGATCAGACCAACCGAATGAATAACGCTCACGAGACTTGTAACGTACGTTACCAGTGTCAAAGTCGCCGTCCATGTTGTTGCTCAAAGGCATACGTTCAAAATGCTTCATACCGTTAGGTACATCAGTAGTCAAGAACCATGCGTTCGTATCTGTCAAATAGTGGTTAATTGCGTAACCTTCTGGGATAGAACCGTTGTTCTTAATTGCATTGATGTCGTTATCAGTTGTACCAACACGGAGGTTAGTCTCTAATAAACGAGTAGCAACGAACTGTAACGCAGGTGGAATAATCAACTTGCGTGGCATTGCAGCAATTAACAGACCACGTTCGTCAGTCCAAGCAGCGATTTGAATAACGGCGGCTTCTAAAGAAGTCTCGTTTAAGTCGGCTGGAGTTGTGAAAGTGTTGCTGTTAGTTGAGCCATTAACCAATGGGTGAGCTGTGCTGAATAATGCAACACCATCACCACCGGGATAAGCGGCAGAGAACCCATTGTTCAACGTGGAAACAGCTTTAACCTGTTTGGTATAAGCCATAGCACGAGCTAATGCTTTAGTGTAGCGTCCTGATAAAGCGTCGTAGAGGTTATCTTCGATTGCTTCTTCAGTTACTGAGAAACCTAAAGCGATTGTTTCGTGGTTATAACGAGCTGTGAAAGCTTCCTGCGCATTGTCATAAGCGATGGCAGAGCCTTCGTTTTTAACAGGAGCGGCTGAGAAACCAGACAGTTTTGTTTCTTCTTCAAAGCTACGTTCAGATTTCTCTGTTTCGTAGATTTCTTTATGTTGCTCACCATAACGCTTGTATTCTAAACCGAATAAAGCGTTCAAGCCCGGGAGCAACTCTTTCAATAGTTGTGCACGTGAAATAGCCATTTAAATATCTCCTAGGGTTAAGCTACGTAATAACGGTGAGCACCAAAAGTAATCTTAGCAATTACTTCAGGGGTTT